CCACCATCCCCAACAAGCTGCAACAAGCACGCCCTATTCAGGTTTGGATTCAACGTTTAGACGGGCAGACTTCGGCGGTGGGAACCACAATTAGTGCAACAATTACATCCACCGCTACGACAATTGCGGTGACTTCTGCCGCAAGCTTACCCTCTACCGGTTTTATCTTGATTGGTTCGGAAACCATTGGGTATGGCTACATATCAGGGAATACCCTAAGTAACTGCGTCCGGGGCCAGAACAACACGACTGCTGCGGCACACACTGCGGGAGACGGTGCGTACGTACAAAGCCTGCCCGCTATCACGGTGTGGCCTACCCCCGATAACTCCCAGACGTACCAGTTTATTTATTGGCGGTTGCGCCGTGTTAATGATGCTGGTGGTGGCGTGAACACTATGGACGTACCGTTTCGGTTCTTGCCGTGCATGGTGGCGGGGCTGGCCTACTACTTGGCGCTTAAAGTCCCCAATGGTGCGCAACGGTTAGATATATTAAAAGCTCAATATGATGAGGCTTGGCAGTTAGCGTCAGACGAAGACCGCGAGAAGGCATCCGTGCGGTTTGTGCCGCGTCAGGCCTATATAGGGGGCGGAGCTTGAAATGGGTAATAGGTTTGCATCAGGCAAGAACAGTATTGCCATGTGCGATAGGTGTGGCGCTAGTTTTAAATTAACCGAATTACGTAAAGAAATTATTAAGACAAAGACGTACAATTTGCTTGTATGCCGGTCTTGCTGGGATCCAGATCAACCGCAGTTGCAGCTTGGTATGTACCCAGTGGATGATCCGCAAGCGGTGCGTAATCCTCGTCACGACAGCACATATATAACGGCAGGGGTTAACAGTTCGGGTAACCTCACGGGAGGCTCAAGGGACATCCAGTGGGGCTGGTATCCGGTTGGTGGAGCAAGTCAGTTTGATGTAGCGTTAACTCCCAATTATTTGGTTGGAGTTACAAGTGTTGGTACAGTAACGGTAACGGTTTCATAGGAGTCAATGATGGACACGAAAAAAGTAAAGCAAATTGCGGATACCGAGGCCAAGAAAATGGTCAAGGGTCACGAAAGCCGCATGCATGCCAAAGGCATGAAAAAGGGTGGCCCTACCAGTGAAGACCGCATGCGCGTAGGGCGTAACCTGTCTCGTGCAGCTAACCAAAAAACGGGGTAAATCATGGCTTACAGTATGAAAAAAGGCGGCAAAGAAATTGGCTCTGCTGCTGTTTATGCACCGCCGCATAAGATGAACGGCAAGGCTTTGAAGATTTCTTCAAACCCCGGCAAGGATTCTGAACTATCTAGCACCAGCGACATGCGCATGAGTGTTGGCATGTATAACAACGGCCCCGACAAGACTACCAAGACCGACGGAATTAAAGTCCGAGGAACTGGTGCAGCTACCAAGGGCGTGATGGCAAGAGGCCCGATGGCATGACATACACTGAGCTTTCGGCGGCGATACAGACTTATACGGAAAATACCTTTCCGACGATTACCCTTGCGAACTCGTCTACTGTATCGTCTACGACTCAGATCAACCGCTTCATCCAGCAGGCGGAGCAGCGCATCTATAACACGGTGCAGTTCCCCTCGTTGCGTAAGAACGTGACGGGAACCATTACTGCCAGCAACAAATACCTGTCCTGCCCAGATGACTTCTTAGCCCCTTACTCGTTGGCTGTTTTCTCCGGCTCTGGCCCGTACACATTTCTGCTTAACAAAGATGTGAACTTCATGCGTGAGGCATATCCCACACCAACGGATACGGGAACACCAAAGTACTACGCTTTGTTTGGGCCTACGATTGCTAGTTCCGTAGTCACTAATGAGCTAAGTTTTATCCTTGGCCCAACCCCGGATGCCACTTATTCCGCAGAACTTCATTACTACTACTATCCTGAGTCAATCACTGTGGCTTCTAGCGGTCAAACGTGGTTAGGGGATAACTTTGACACGGTTTTACTTTACGGTTCGTTGGTAGAAGCCTACACCTTTATGAAGGGTGAGGCAGATTTGATAGCCCTGTATGACGGCAAGTACAAGGAAGCACTTATGCTGGCTAAACGTCTGGGTGATGGGATGGAGCGTCAGGATGCCTATCGTAGTGGTCAATATAGGCAGGCGGTTACATGAGCATTGTTCAGACCCAGACTACCAGCTTCAAGAAGGAGCTGTACACGGCTGTCCACAACTTGGCTACAGACACAATCAAGATTGCTCTGTACACCGCCAATGCGGATTTAAACGCAGATACTACCGTTTACAGCAATACCAATCCTTATGAAGTCTCAGGTACAGGCTACACGGCTGGCGGGGAGACTATGACTGGGGTTCAGATTAGTTCATCTGGCTATGTAGCTTATGTAAACTGGGATAACGTGTCTTGGACAGCGGCTTTGACTGCCCGGTGTGCTTTGATTTACAACGTCACGCAGGGTGATAAGTCAATTGCGGTACTGGACTTTGGGTCTGACAAAACATCGACCACCACGTTTACAATTACCATGCCCGCTAACACCTCAACTACGGCACTTATCAGGAGTTCAAATTGATCGTTACTACTACCAAAGGCGACATGGATGATTCCTTGCTGGAACACCGCGCCGGGGAAATTGAGAATGACAATGAGCTAACAACATGGGTAGAGTACTGGTTGGATGGTGAGTTGGTTCACCGCTCGGCACATGTGACGTTGAAGAAAATACCTAATTTTGCTGTTGGCGTTACTGCTTCTTTTTAAGGAACTAAAATGGCAAACACGCAATCAATGGCTACATCGTTCCTCAGCGAACTGATGCTGGGCCAACACCAACTTGGCGTTTCTACTATCGTTTCTCGCGGTAGCTTGACCGCTCCTACTACGGATACTCTAAAGGCTGCTTTGTACTTGGCCTCCGCTACGATCAATGCTTCTACAACCATTTATTCAGCTACTGGTGAAGTGTCTGGTGCAAACTATAGCGCAGGTGGGGTAACAGTAACTAATGCCACAGCCCCAACCTTTACCAATGCATCTGCAACGACGGGCGTAGGATATTGGACTCCTTCGGCAAGCATTGTGTACACAAGCGTAACACTAACTACCTCGTTTGACTGTGTGTTGCTCTACAACTCAACGCAGAGTGATAAGGCTATCAGTGTTTACACCTTTACCGCGCAGACCATCACTTCTGGTACGCTGACGTTAACCATGCCTTCCAGTACCACTACGACTGCTTTGTTGCGTTTGGCAACAACCTAAGCGGAGGCGGCGAAGGCCGTAGGCCATGTTTGGTATAACCCCTTTCTCTGGAGCGCCGTTCTCAGCGTTGGGGGGAACTAACGTCACATTGGCGTTAACGGGAGTTCAGGCAACGGGGAATGCGGGTACTGTAAGTGTAGATATATCCCTTGCGCTGACTGGAGTTCAGGCGGTTGGATTAGTTGGAACAATTACTACATCCCAAGCAGTTTCTATTGCCCTTACCGGGCTTGAAGCAACAGGCGGAGTTGGCAGTGTAGGTATAGATATATCGTTGGCGCTGTCTGGGGTGCAGGCAGTGGGTGCTGTGGGGATAATTATTCCGGTAAGTTGGGTCATAATAGACAACAATCAAACAGCAAACTGGCAAAATATAGCTAATGTGCAATCCCCCAGTTGGTCTACAATCCCAAACAATCAGACCACAAGTTGGGTGTTGATTGACACTCCACCATAGAGGCATAAATGGCTCTTGTACTAGCAGATCGGGTTAAAGAAACTACCGCTACAACGGGTACGGGTACTGTCACGCTTCTTGGAGCCTCAACGGGGTTTCAGTCGTTTTCTGCGGTGGGTAATGCCAATACAACGTATTACACAATTGCAGGCCAGTCTGGCTCTGAGTGGGAAGTTGGCATTGGGACGTATACATCCTCTGGCACAACTTTATCCCGTGATACAGTCTTATCCTCCAGCAACGGCGGGTCGCTTGTTACATTTTCTTCTGGTACAAAGGATGTTTTTGTTACTTATCCGTCAGGACGAGCTATTACTGGCGGTGAAGGGTATGTAGAAAATGATGCCTCAATTGATGTAAGTTCAACTATTAGTACGGGTAGAAATGCCTTTAGTGCAGGCCCAATATCGGTGGCTAGTGGAATAACTGTAACAGTACCTACTGGTTCGGTCTGGACAGTCGTTTAGTAAAGGTTACAACATGACAGTCAATTACACTACTAATCTATCCCTTGGCCTGCCGGTCACCGGGACGGAATCAGGCACTTGGGGCGATGATGTAAACAACGCCCTCACCGCTTACTTGGACATTGCCATTGCGGGCGGCTTGGCTGTCACAATAACCACGGCAGACGTTACTTTAGCTAACACGCAAGGAACTAGCGCAGGTACAGGCATAACCACACTTTCGGGGCAGTACGCTATCCTGAACCTTAGCGGGGCAATGACCGCAGCCAGAAACCTAATCCTCCCTAGCAGCAGCAAGTCGTATATCATCAACAATAACTGTACAGGTGGATTTCTCCTAACGGTTAAGGGCGCAGCCACTACAGGCGTTACCATGATTAACGGAGAAAAATCCGTATTGTTCTGGAGCGGCACTGACTACGTTAAGGCGACTACAAGTGGCGGCGCAACAGGCGGTGGATCAGATCAGATTTTTATCCAAAACGGACAGACCGTAACAGTAAACTACACCATCAGCACTGGCTACAACGCTGGTTCGTTTGGGCCTATTTCTATCAACAGTGGAATTACGGTAACGGTTCCCACCGGCTCTAACTGGTATGTTATTTAAGGATCATCTATGAGCTTAGTACAAATCCAAGGCAACGCAAGCGGCACGGGTACGCTGACCATTGCCGCACCTAATACAAACACCAACAGGACGCTGACGCTGCCTGATGCAACCACCACCTTTGTGGGTACGGATGCAACACAGACGCTGACGAATAAAACTATCCAAGGCGGCGCAATTACGTCGGGTACGGCTGTTGCGTCTACTAGCGGTACGTCAATTGACTTTACAAGCATACCATCATGGGTTAAGCGGATTACTGTGATGTTAAGTGGCGTAAGCACAAGCGGTAC